AATGCCGGACGAAAAAAAATATTATTATTCAGAGATATTTCACAGTATACAAGGTGAAGGACACTACACAGGTGTTCCGACAGCATGGATAAGATTCTTCCTTTGTAACCTACAGTGCAGTGGATTCGGACAAGAGGATCCAACCAATCCAGAAACATATGATCTTCCTTTCGAGGACTTTGATGTGTCCAGTGTGAAGAGGGTAGAGGACTTGCCTGTATGGGAGAAAGGTTGTGATTCCAGTTACACATGGGCAAAGAAATTTAAAAGCCTAATGGGACAAGAGACACCCACAATACTGGCAAACAAGATAGTAGAAATATTGAAAACAGATTCTAATCTAGATGGACTATTCCTACATCCTGTTTCCAAACAGAGACAACACTTATGCTTCACAGGTGGTGAGCCTTTGATGGTCACTGGACAGGCCGCAAGTATGGGCATATACAAAGAATTAAAGAAGCAGAACAACTTGCCGGAGTCCATGACATTCGAGACTAACGGCACACAGATATTGAAAGAACCTTTCAAGGAATGGGTGAAATCCATAGACACAGAAGTATTCTTCAGTGTGAGTCCTAAACTGTTTACTGTGTCTGGTGAGAAAACTGAGAAAGCAATCAAACCTGAGAACGTAGCAGAATACTACAAAACGTCCAAGGCAGGACAGTTAAAATTTGTAGTAGGTTACAAAGATAGAGAGTGGGATGAAATGGAAATGACCATACAGAAGTTCCGAGATGCTGGCGTTGAATGGCCAGTGTGGGTTATGCCAACAGGTGCCAGAGAAGAGGAGCAGACAGTAGGTGCTGGTAAAGTGGCAGAAAAGGCATTCAAGAAAGGCTATAACGTGGCGGCCAGAGTTCACGTATATCTATTTGGTAATGCCATTGGCACATAACAGTAGACTTTTAGATAGAAATAGGGTATAATAGTATTATGAAAGTTAAAAAAACAACAACACCAAAGAAAAAGACAACTACCAAGGCAAAAGCAAAAAGCGAAGAGCCAATGGTTAAAGTGTTAAATCTAAACGTGAATGCAGAAAATCCTAGAAATGGATTCTTTGAATTGGACTGGAACGACGAATTTGTTAATATGTTGAAACAGTCAGGGTACGAAGGTGAATCACAAGAAGAGATTGTTGACAGATGGTTCCAGACACTTTGCAGAACAATTGGCAATGAGCAAGGTATTGATACAGCCGGTGCTGGTTATGTTAAAATAAACAGAAGAGACGACGGCAAGACCGAGGTATCCTAATGGGATATTTTTTGTTAGGAGTCCTTGTAGGTTGGATGGTTCCAAGACCTAAGTTCATTGGCAGAGCAGAAACAGCCATATGGGCACCGATCAAGAAAAAACTTCCTAAATTTATCACTAACTTTTTTGGATAACATATGACACATATTTTAGTAGATACGGCAAATACTTTTTTCCGTGCTAGGCACGTTATAAGAGGAGACTCCTCAGAAAAAATAGGTATGGCAATCCATATCACAATGAATTCAATTAAAAAAGCATGGCAAGACTTTAATGGTAGCCATGTTATTTTCTGTCTCGAGGGTAGATCATTTAGGAAAGATATGTACGCACCTTATAAAAGAAACAGAAAAGATTTAGCAGATGCTATGACAGAGAAAGAAAAAGAAGAGAATGAAGTCTTCTGGGAGTGCTATGATGATTTTGTAGATTTCGTTAAAACAAAAACAAATTGTACAGTTCTACGAAATCCTAGAACAGAAGCAGATGACTTAATTGCTAGATGGATTGACAAGCACCCTGATCAAAAACACGTGATCATAAGCACGGATAAGGATCTAAATCAACTTGTAAACGAGAATGTAAAGCAGTACAACGGTGTCACAGAAACAACCATGACACACGAAGGCTGGTTCGACAAGAAAGGTGATCCGGTTATAGATAAAAAAACAAAAGCACCAAAAGGTGCCCCAGATACAGAATGGCTTATATTTGAGAAGGCAATGAGAGGTGATCCTAGTGATAACATTTTTAGTGCGTACCCAGGTGTAAGAACAAAAGGTACAAAGAACAAGATAGGTTTAACGGAAGCATTTGCAGATCGTAAAGAAAAAGGATACACATGGAACAACTTGATGTTGAGCAAGTGGGTAGACCACGATGGCAAAGAACATAGAGTGATGGATGACTATGAAAGAAATAGAGCACTTGTGGATCTTCATGCACAACCCGAAGCAGTAGTTGAAGAGATGGATCAGACTATTGATCAAGCAATAGCAGACAACAAAACTATATCACAAGTAGGAGTCAGATTTATGAGATTCTGTGCCAAGTACGATTTAAATAGAATTAGTGAGCAGGCACAATTATACGTTGAACCATTTAATGCGAGGTTACAATCATGACAGTAAGAGCAAAGACACTTGTTAAAGATAAATTTTGGATCGTAGAACAAAACGGCCAGAAACTAGGCACACTTCAGAAAGAGGACGACAACGGTTGGATCTTCTTGAGCAAGAAAGAGAACAGACAAGTTTTTCATACACGAGAAAGTTTGTTTCAAAAGTTTGGTTTTGGTATGTTTGAAAAACCAGAGATCGAAGAGACACCTATAGATGCCTCAACTGCTTTTGATGTACACGGATTTCCTTGTTCACAGACTCCGTACAATCCAATGTTTGATGTACAGAAACAACTGCCCATATACACAAAGACCCCAAAGTCAAAAAGTCTATTCTGTGCAGGGTACTATGTCATATGTTTTGAGAAGGGTTGGAGAAAAGCATACTGTCCAAAGGCGATAACACTACAAAGGTACACTTACAAAGGACCTATTAAAACTAAATTAGAAATGCAACAGATTTTAAACAATGCAGTCAAAGAATTCCAAGATTCAAACTAAACCCATTGAGGATTTGATAGGCAGAATACGTGCCCTCAAACAACAGAATGCTCCTGACTTGCGAATTAATCGCAGAGAAGCAGAGCAACTGGCTGACTCGCTCACTCAAGTGTTGGCAAGATTGGTCAACATACAGGATGAAATAATCGACGCTCTAAAGACTGCTCGGCAGGCACAAACGGTGGACATTGAGATGGACGGCGGAGAGTTCAATAACAAGTAGCCTACGTAATTTATGGTAAATACAACTATAGATTATGAGCAGACCAAAACCTAAAGTAATAATGGAGCATTCCAATAAAACGACCTACAAGTTGGACCAAGTCTTGGCGGCTGAGGGAATATGGGCAGTGTTCTACGATGGCAAGCCTATCAACTTGAAGTCTTCTAGTTTGGTTGCCAATTACCCAGGACCCAAGTACAAGAAAGTTTCATTTTCCAATCCTGGTCATGCTGAGAATCTAGCAAAGAAACTCAACACACAACACAAGACAGACAAGTTCGAAGTATTCATATTAAAAACCGGCGACAAATTCAGTAGATAATTACTAGTATGGACGTAAAGACAGCCTATACTCGTACCTTCCTAATGCTCAAAGAACAGCCGTTGCACGACGAAAGTGTAAAGACTGCATACTTCACATGGTGGCAGAATGTCAGAGAAAATTATGAATCCAGATCACTCAGATTGACCAAAATTGGCCTAGAATGGGTAGAATCATTGGATATCAAATGTTACAATATCAAGTTTCCAGCAAAGATAGTGTTTACTCCACAGACTTACCTCTGGCTAGATGAGTTCGTGAATTGTCCTTATTTTGTGGACAAGTCCAAGATCATTGTGACCACTGAAAAAATGGCGTTACAATTGATGATGTTTGCCGGAGATGTCACAAAATATGGACTTGCTAGGGCAATGAGCAAGGCAGACGAGCAAGAAACCTAGTAAAACTGCGGTTTATTTTTTATTTTTTTTACCATATAGCGGTTGACCTTTTGGTATATTATGTTATTATTAATAATATAACAAAGCGAGGATAAATGGGCAAAATGCGTAAAGAAACACAACAAACAGTAGGCAGTCAAAATAGAACTGTCACACCTAACGAGGCTAAATCAGCCTTAGAACATTGTATCAAATTACAACGTCCTATAATGATGTGGGGTGCACCAGGTATTGGTAAATCCGATCTAGTGGGACAAGTTGGTAAGGACAACAATAGAGAAGTCATAGATATTAGACTTCCATTGTGGGAACCTACAGACATCAAAGGTATTCCTTATTATAATCAAAAAGAAAACAACATGGTATGGGCCGCACCGGCAGAACTGCCAACCGATCCCAAATCAACTGCAATTATTTTCTTAGACGAGTTGAACTCGGCGGCACCGGCTGTACAGGCCGCGGCTTATCAATTAATTTTAAACAGACGTGTAGGACAATACAAACTACCAGATGGTGTTGCTATTGTGGCCGCTGGTAACAGAGACAGTGACAAAGGTGTCACTTACAGGATGCCTGCACCGTTGGCTAACAGATTCGTTCACATCGAACTTAGAGTGGACTTTGAAGATTGGATGGAATGGGCAGTTAAAAATAGCATTCATCCTGACGTTGTTGGTTATGTTACATTTGCGAAACAGGATCTATATGATTTTGATCCTAGAGGATCTAGTAGATCCTTTGCTACTCCAAGAAGTTGGAGTTTCGTATCAGAACTTCTATCGGACGACCTGCCAGAAAGTACGCTCACTGACCTCGTTGCAGGTTGCGTAGGAGAGGGTCTGGCCGTTAAATTTATGAATCATCGTAAAGTTAGCGGTCAGTTACCTAACCCATCCGATATATTGTCCGGCAAGATTAAGGACTTAAAATGCAAAGAAATATCTGCGATGTATTCATTGACAGTTTCATTGTGTTATGAACTACAAGAATCTTACAAGAAGAAATCCAAAGATTGGAATTCGCAGGCAGATAATTACTTCAATTACATGATGGACAACTTTGAGACAGAGTTGGTTGTAATGGGTGCCAAGATTGCTTTGACAAACTACAAACTACCGTTTGATCCTAGCAAGTTGAAATCGTTTGATAGATTTCACAAGAAGTTTGGCAAGTATGTGATAACTGCTATGGATTCTAAATAATGGAAGTAACTCATCAACAAATAATAGATAAACTGGTCACTGCAAGAATCGCCTTGTTGTTGAAACATCCTTTCTTTGGCAATCTCGCAACTAGACTTAAGATTGTGAATGCCGATGACTGGTGTCCGACAGCGGGTACAGATGGCAGATACTTTTACTATAACACAAAGTTTATTGACAGTCTAAATCCAAAAGAAACTGAATTCTTGTTTGGACATGAAGTACTGCACAATGTATTTGAACACATGATGTTGAGGATCGGCAACAGAGATCCCCAAATATGGAACATTGCCGCAGACTACACAGTCAATCAGATACTGAAAGACTACGACATTGGTGAGATGCCTACAGGCAAGAAAGGTGAGAACAAAGGCTTCCAAGACGACAAGTACAAAGATTGGACCGCTGAAAGAGTCTACGATGATATCTATAAACAGGCCAAAAAGAACGGTAAGGAATTTATGGATAAGATGGGTAAACTCTTAGATGATCACTCTGTCTGGGACGGAGAAGGACAACCCAACGAAAGCAAAAAAGGCAAAGGCCAAAAAGGCAAAAACGGTAAACCTTCATATTCCAAAGAAGAACTAAAAAAGATTAAAGACGAAATGAAAGAAGCAATGATAAGTGCCGCACAATCAACTGGTGCTGGTAACTTGCCAGGTTCAATACAAAAAATGATTAAGGATCTCACAGAGCCTAAGATGGACTGGAGAGAAATACTACAACAACAGATAATGAGCACATTGAAGTCAGACTACACATTCATGAAGCCAAGTAGGAAAGCATGGCATACATCTGCCATATTGCCTGGCCAGAACAACGATGAGATGATTGATATATGTTTATCTCTTGATGCCAGTGGTAGTATCAGCAATGAACAATGTAGAGAGTTCCTTACAGAAGTTAAGAACATAATGGATCAATACAAAGACTTTAGAATACATTTATGGTCATTTGATACCGCGGTGTTCAACCCTAAGGTGTTTACACCAGACAACGCAGACGAACTTTTGGATTACAAGTTAGGTTCAGGTGGTGGTACAGAGTTTGAATGTAATTGGGATTACATGAAAGAACAGGGCATAGAGCCTAAGAAATTTGTTATGTTCACAGATGGTTGGCCTTTTGAAACATGGGGTGACGAACACTACTGCGATACCATATTCCTAATCAATAATCCATACGAAAGAAACATTGAAGCACCATGGGGATTGACAGTACAATACAATGAGGATTAATCCAATAAATTTTTACCAAAGAAAATTAGAGTTTTTACCAAAACACTTTGTCAACACTGTGGTAAAACAACAATCAGATTTAGAAAAAATAGAACAATGGGTTTATAACAACTGTACAGGTAGATATTGCATCATAGATGATGTATATTTTGAATATGATAAGACTATTCCTGTCAAGGTTGTAGGATTTGAAAATCCAGGTGATCTCACCCTATTCGGCCTTTCAGGTCTTGCTC